CTTGCTATTGGATGGATTGGTGGCGTTGCTACGGCCATAGTATCATACTATTTCGGATCGTCTTCTGGCAGCAAACAAAAGTCAGATATTATCGAGCGAATGGAGCCTCGGCCAATCGACAAATCATGATTGTTATATTTTAAGCTCTAGGGTGCCGGCTGTTCTAAGGACCGCTTGGCATCCGACAAATAAGCTTGAATAGCTGCCATTGAATTAGCGCACGATATATTATTTTTCTGAAGCTGTACGAGTAATCGCGCAACTTCTATATCAGTCATATTGACTGTAGACGGAAACTTAACTACAGTCGGGCAATAATATAGATTGGCAGGAACGTCGATTGCAATAAATTTGTTACGGGCGACAAATTGAGTTTGCGGTTCAGAATCGCCACATGCGGTAAGCATTAGAATTATACCTGCACATATGATTGTTTTCATTTCAGCAACTCCAATTGACGAACGGTATTCTTGAGTACGTCAGAACTTGTCTTGTTGGCTGCTGTTGCTTCCTTTGACGATAGATAGTCATCGATGGTACCTAGTTTTCTATTCAGCGTATCATTCTGCGTTTGCAGATTCGTTAGAGTATTTTTCTGCAATTCGCTCAATTCGTTCATCTGCGATATGAATTGATTCTGGTCCTTAATAATCTGCTCCAATTGATTGCGATTGTATAGCGCAAGAGCCTCACGCCTAATCGAATCATTATGCATTTTATAAATACCGGCTAGAGTACCAAGGAGCATTAGGGCCCCGATACCCATTCCAATTATTCTTCCAAACGGACTCATAAAAAACGATATAATAGCCATATAACACCTCTCGTTTATTTAGTCGTGATAAATAAGAGCAATATCGATATGCATATGCATGAATGATACAATTATAAATAGCTCGTAACATAATATCGTGGAGTTATCATGGCAGCAGTAGCATCCCGGCAAGGCTTAAAGGACTATTGTCTTCGTCGGCTGGGATACCCCGTAATCGACATCAACGTCGATGACCAGCAGATCGAAGATAGAATTGATGACGCTCTACAGAAGTATCGCGACAATCACTACGATGCCACTGAGCATGTATATTATAAAATTTTAGTGACGGCCAACGATCTTGTCAATAAATATTTCACGCTTCCCGAATCGTTGATTGGTATTGTGCGAATATTGAATATAGATTCATCAATTGGCAGTTCAAATATATTCAATGCACGTTATCAGATGCATCTAAATGATATCTATAATGGTAACCTAGCAAATATCGATATTTCTGGGTATGTTTCGACTATGCGTCATGTAGAAACAATAGAACAACTATTTTCGGGCGTCAAGCCAATTCGATTTCAACGGCATCAAAACATACTAAATGTCGATCTCGATTGGAATACACTTAATGTGGGAGACTATATCATAGCCGATGGGTATAAAGCCATCGATCCAGAAGTGTACACCGATGTATACGGTGACTCATGGTTAAAGAAATATACCACGGCGCTCATCAAGCGTCAATGGGGTTCGAATCTATCGAAGTTTGAAGGTATGCAATTACCCGGTGGCGTAACATTCAATGGCAAGGTGATATACGAAGAAGCCGATGCTGAAATAATGAAGATGGAAGAAGAAATTGTGAATAGTGTATCGGGTATTCTATCAGACCTCACAGGTTAATCAATGACGGTCAATAAGTATTTCAAGCCTTATAGTTACGGCCGAGAACAAGATACGGCCGAGGATCTTATTATAGAAAGCATAAAGATATATGGGCTGGACGTAAAGTATCTACCACGAACCATAATCAATCAGGATTTTCTTCTGGGTGAAGATGCTCTGGGCAAATTCAATTCGGCTGTCGATCTCGAAGTCTACGTCAAGAATATACAGGGTTTCGAGGGCGAGGGTGATTTCCTAAGCAAGTTCAATCTTGAAATACGCGATCAGATTACTTTTACGATGGCCCGTAAGAGATTTAGTCAGATTGCTACTGAAAAACTAATCGATGAAGTTGGATATAATTATCAGGTAGAAACTGCGAATACGCAAGCTTGGAGCGTGACGGATTCATATGTGCTAGAGACAGGTAGCGCCAATGGATATAGTATTACGTCAACCCGCCCACTTGAAGGCGATCTAATATTTCTTCCGTTGAATAATAAGCTATACGAAATCAAATTTGTCGAGCATGAAAATATATTCTACCAGCACGGTAAACTATATACATATGATATTCAATGCGAATTGTATGAACGTGATTCTCGTCTCGATACAGGCAATACAGCAATCGATATTATCGAGTCCAATACGACACTCGATATACTAACATACCAGTTCCTAGACGAATCAGGAAATACTATGCTAATTGAGGATGGGGGTTACATGCTACAAGAATTCCGCCTCGAAGCGACGGCTCCAATGGCCAACAACGAATATATCACGACGAAATCTCTGTCGTTTGTCAATTGGTCTGAGCAGAATCCGTTTAGTGAAACTGATAGATGGTAATGTAAATGGCTATATTCGGTTCTCAATATTATAATCAGACGCTTCGGCGATACATTGTCATGTTCGGTAATATGTTCAATGATATGGTTGTGCAGCGGCTGAATTCCAGTAATGCGGTAATACAGTCTATTGACGTACCTCTTACTTACAGCCCGAAAGAAAAATACTTGGCCAGACTTGCGGCCGATCCCGATCTGACTCGATCTGTAGCTATTCAACTTCCGTCGATCTCGTTTGAAATGCTCAATATGTCATATGATGGCACACGCCGCCTAACAGGCAGTACGAAGAATGTAGCACACACTTCATCTGATTTAAATCGAATTCGATCACAATATGTTCCCGTACCATATAATATGAATTTCGTGTTGTATATTTACAGTCGAAATGCGGATGATGCGGCACAGATAATTGAACAGATTATTCCATACTTTGGACCCGAGTGGACCAATAGCGTGAATTTAATTCCATCGATGGGAATTACGCTGGACATTCCCACCGTATTAAATAGCATATCATCTGAAGATAGTTACGAAGGTGACTTCGCGACACGCAGGGCGCTAATTCACACATTAGATTTTACGGTTCGCGGGTACTTCTTCGGTCCAGTTCGAACCAGTGGTATAATCAAGAGAACACAGATTGATTTAAATATCGTGGATGCACAATCAAATACAGATGTTCTATATGGCATTCAAAGCACTTCTATTACTCAAGCTGATATAGACAGAACTGGGCGAAGCTCGCGCGTCGTAGTTACACCCGGGCTATTGGCTAATGGTTCTCCGACTACAAATAGCGCAGCATCTATAGCGCGGTCACTAATCTCGGCCAATTCAAACTATGGGCTGGCTGCGAATACATTCACATACACCGATGGTAAAAAGTATGACCCAGTAAGCGGATCAGATAATCTTCGTATTCAGCAGAAACAAAAAACGCGAATGGATTTACCCAGCTAATGTCACAGTTAAATGATAATATGAATAAGATATTGGATATAACTCCATCGGCAGTGGTATTGGATACGGTATCTCTTCCTGCAACTTCTGTAGGCGTGCTGGACGTAAGTGACGATTTTGCAGTTGCGCGTAATAATATTCGTAATATAATAGAGCGAGGAGACGATGCGCTGGAATGTGCGTTGGAGCTGGCCAAAGAAAGTGAGCATCCGCGCACATATGAAGTAGTTGGGCAGTTAATCAAGGTGCTAGTCGATGCCAACAAGGATTTACTTAATATACATAAGCAAAGAAAAGAATTGAATACAACAGAATCAGATTCATCTGCGAAGAATGTAACTAATGCAATATTTGTCGGTAGTACCGCAGAATTACAAAAGATAATACGAGGTAAAGCAAATGTGGAATAATATACGTAAGTTTTTCAAGTCTGTGTTTCATATCGGTTGGGGTTCTCGATTCGTACCGAATAAACCAGCAGCGGAGTCGGCCGTGCAGAAGATAGCGCCATCAAGCAAAGCCAATAATAAGATTAGGGCAAATGCTGCTAAGGTCAAGATTCGGCGCGCCCGCAAGAGTGTAAATGATTCTAACTAATGAGTGATCTATATCTAGCTAATCCTAAACTAAAACGCTCGCACGTTCCGATATCTTTCACGCAAGAGCAAATTGAAGAATATATGCGATGTGCGAACGACGTTGAATATTTTACGGAAAAATATATCAGGATTGTGCATATTGACCGAGGCCTGATTCCCTTCGCTATGTACGATTATCAACGAAAAATGATGCGAACATTCAAGAATGAGCGATTCGTAATTACGAAGATGCCCAGACAGTCCGGTAAGAGTACCACGGTCACTTCGTATATCGTATGGAAGATATTATTTCAGGATAATCAAAACGTAGCTATTCTTGCCAATAAAGGGCGTCTGGCTAATGATCTTCTAGGTAAGGTAAAGCTTGCATATGAGAATCTTCCTATATGGCTACAGCAGGGAGTTGTTACTTGGAATAAGGGTAATATCGAACTAGAGAACGGAAGTAAGGTGCTTGCCGCAGCTACTTCGTCAAGTGCAATTCGCGGTGG